GATATAATCACTGAAGCATATGTATAGAAACGCTTATTATAATTATAAATCTAAAAGTATATTTTTAAGGACTTGGAATTCTGAGGGGAGTAGAATAGATTTGGAGATACCTTATAGTCCGTATCTTTACGTAGAAAGTGATGCAATTAAAGACGGTGTTTCCATTTTCAATACATCTTTACGTAAAATCGATTTCGAGGATTCTTATAAACGAAAGGAGTTCATGGAAAAAAGTGGTCATAAACACAGATTTTTCTACAGTCTTCCTCCAGATCAACAATTCTTAATTGATTCGTATTTTCATAAAATTGACGATAAAAGTTTCAGTCAATTCCCCCTGAAAATATTTAATATTGATATAGAAACTAAATGCAACAAATATTCAAATAAACATATAGTTCAACTGAAAAGTAATGGTGAAAGAACCTTCACTTCAACTGTGGAAAATCTTTTGGGTTATGATAACGCAGAACATCTTGTATATGATGAAGAATGTAAGGAGTGGATTAAAATAAATGGCAGTTGTTATTTGAAGCAGACATTCCCAAATCCTGACATAGCACAATATCCAATATTGTTAATAACCGTTCACGATTCTATCTCTGATACATATCATACATGGGGAGAAGGAGAATATACACCAAAATTAAAAAATAGCGTATATCATAAATGTGATTCAGAAGTTGATTTGTTGAGTGGGTTTCTGGATTTTATGCGAGATGATTATCCTGATATTATCACTGGATGGAACATTGTAGGATTCGATATTCCATATTTAGTAAACAGGATTAAAAGTGTGATTAGCGAAGGTGCTATGCTGAAGATTTCTCCAGTTGGTAGAATATATTCCACAAGAACCAACAACGGATTTGGAAAATTTTTCGAAAAGTGGACTATTCTAGGTTTGTGCGTGTTAGATTATATGATGTTATATAAAACCTTTTCGAGAGAAAAGCGTGAATCATACAGCTTAAATTATATAGGAGAAGTTGAATTGGGTAAAGGGAAATTAGAAATAAACGCTACTAACTTGTCCTTGTTAGCTTATAGCGATTGGGAAAATTTTGTAGATTATAACATTCAAGACGTTAATCTGGTAGTAGAACTGGAAGATAAATTGAAATATCTTCAGATTGCGAGATTGATGTCTTATCAAGGATGTTCTAATTTTGAACAAGCTTTGGGAAAGGTTAAATTAGTCGAAGGTGCAATAGCAATCCAAGCTAAAAAACAAGGATTTATAATACCAACGTTTGAACCTAATATTGACGGTGCTTTGCCGGGTGGATATGTTAGAGAAGCGGTAACGGGTCTTCAGGAGGCGATAGTATCGTTTGATGCTAACAGTCTATATCCTAACACCATAATAACATTAAACATATCACCTGAAACAAAAGTCGGTAAGATCATAAACCATCCAGATTTTAATAATCCAGAAGATATAGCAGAACTGGTTTTAGTAAACAGAAAAGTTCATAATATACCAGTTAAAAAGCTGAAGCAGTTTTTAACATTGGAAAAAATGTCATTATCCAAAGCGAATATTTTATATTCACAGAAGAATAAAGGGGTGATACCACAATTAGTAGATGACATGTATGCCAAACGTGTTGATGCTAAGAACAGGGGAAAAGTATTAAGTAAAATAAAGAAGAAGAACGCTGAAGAAAAGGCTGAAGAGTTTTATTTGGATATTTTGCAATACACTATAAAGATTTTTTTGAATTCTATATATGGTGTGTTTGCAAATAATTATTGTATATTTGCTGACATAGATGCTGCCAGATCGATCACTGAAACTGGTCAGTGGGTAGTGCAAGAAGCGGGAAACTTGGGGGATAAATTCGCAAAAGAAAATTACGGTATAGAAAAGAGTATAATCGTATATGGGGACACGGATTCGGGATATTTTACGATTGCACCCATCCTGAAAAAATTGGGTGTTAATTTGCTTGATTCAGAGTCGAATATAACTAATGAAGCAATGAAAGTTGTTAATGATTTAGACGAATATCTGAACAGAAACATAAACGAGTTAGCTAAAGAGCAACTATATACATTAGATTCTAGATATGTATTTAAAAGGGAAGTAATTGCCGATTCTGGAACTTTCTTGATGAAGAAAAATTACATTTTACATATCAACGATGAAGAAGGTAAAAAGGTGGACAAATTTAAATATGTTGGTGTTAAGGTAGCAAAATCGACAATATCTAAAACCATTAAAACAGGAATTAAAAAGGTGGTTGAAGTAGCATTGACCACTAAAGACGAGAAAAAAACTAATGATGCTTATAAACAAGTATATGAAGAGTTTAAAAACTTGAATATTGATGAAATGGCTTTTAGAACAGCAGTTCACAATTTAGATAAGTTCGCTAAAACTTCATCGCTTCAAAAATTTGAATCTGGTAGTCCAGTTCATGTTAAAGCCAGTATAGCGTATAATATATTACTGAAACAGCTTAAAATAGATGATAAATATGAAGGTATTGCATCGGAACAGAAAATTAAATGGTTCTACGTGAAGAAAAACCCATATAATTTAAATGGAATAGCTTATACAGGAAAATACCCAACAGAATTCAAATTGCAGGTTGATATAGATACAATGTTCGTCAAATTAATGGCGCAAGAACTAGAGCGTGTGTATGAATGTATTGGTTGGAGAATACCAGATTTGAAAAACGAAGTTGAGACGAATTTAATGGATTTATTTTCACTCTGAGACTTGAAAAATAATAATTTTATGGTAAGATACAATCTGAACATATGGAACCAACATTAATAACATTACTAGACAGTCTACAAAGAACAATCATCGGAATTGAGGATACTTCTTTATCAACTGATAAAACGATAGCAATAAACAATCCTGCCGTGATTCACATCATGCCAGATGAAAGAACTGGTCAAATAAGACTTCAGATTCTGCCACTCTTCTTCAAAGAGTTTCAGGCTGATAAAGAAGCAGATACTATTGTTCACTACAATAGAAAGACAATATCGTTGTATTCGCCTATCACGTATGATTTCAAGGTTGCTGCACAATACAAGCAGATGTTTAATCCATCTCCTATAATCACACCCAAACAAACAGGAAATGATACACCGATAATAAAATTGTTCGACGATAACAATTAATAAACTTAAAGAAGACGGAAAATAAAAGGGTGGTGGATAATAACCCCACCACCCTTTTTCAATATTAGGTTATTACAAAATTATATATTATGGCAAAAAAAGAAAAAGACGACTTATCAGGGTTCAACAGCATCTTTGGTGATGTTGACAAGATGAATCCTGACGCAGAAACATTAGATTCTACTACATTATCTACGCCTGATGGGTTTATATCTACTGGATGTTATGCATTGAATGCGATCATATCAGGTTCTCTATATGGTGGAATTCCTACAGGGAGAATAACAGGATTTTCGGGGCCAAGTCAAACTGGTAAGACATTTATAATGAATAAAGTCATAGCTAACGCTCAAAAAGATGGATATGTAGGAGTTATTTGGGATTCTGAGGTTGCAGTAGATAAAAAAGGGGCAGTAGCAGTCGGTGTTAATCCCAAGAGAGTGAAGTATTACCCGATAGAAACCATCGAAGAGTGTCGAAACCAGATTAGTAAATTTTTAGATAATATCATAAAATCTAATGATGAAAATCCAGAAAACAGAAAGAGGAATAAATTTATTATATCTATAGATTCTTTGGGTAATTTGGCGTCTGCTAAGGAAATTAAAGATGCTGAAAACGACAAAAGTGCATCTGATATGGGACAACGAGCAAAAGCTATTAAGTCTATGATGAGAGCATTGACTTATAAAGCGGCTAAAGCAAGAGTTCCTATAATGTTTAGTAACCACATATACGATGGAATGGAAATGTATCCAACTCTAGTAAAGACTCAGAGTGGTGGTAAGGGGCCAGTTTATTTGGCTTCTGTGTTGGTTCAGTTGAGCACTAAACAAGAAAAAACCTCGGAGAATCCAGACGAGAACTCTATAGCTATATCTCATAATGTTTCAGGTGTTACATTAGGAGCGTTAACAGTGAAAAATAGATTCATACCATCGTTTTTAAAGACTGAATTATATTTAAATTTTCAAACTGGATTAGACCCATATGCTGGATTGTTTGATATAGCTGAAGCGTTTGAAGTAATTAAAAAGGAAGGAAGATCATATTCTTATAATGGTGAATCGTTAGGATTTAGAAAGAATATCGAGAAGAACGCTGAAGTATGGGAGAAAATAATGCCAGAATTGGAAAAGGTGCTAAACGACAAATTGAGATATGGTGGAGAGAAAGCTTTAGTATCGACCACAATTAAAGAAGAGTTAGACGAGTTAGATGAAGGTGAATTAGATGACGATGGTGAAGATGAGGCATAAATATGATTCCTAAAAAAGAAGAGCCTAAGAAATTAGATTATGAATACTATGAATTAGTTATAATAGTTAACGCCCTTAAAAATAAGGAATACTTATCTGCTATAATAGATCACGTAGATTTAGAATATTTTAAGGATGCTAATAATAGAGAATTCATAAAAAACATTTTCCGTTTTTTTGTGGAGAGAGGAGAATGTCCAGCATTGGAAGAGTTAAAGTCGAGGTTATCTACAACAGAAGATAAAAATTCTTATAAAAACGTAATAACTAAAATATTAACACAGAAACTTCTCAGTGTAGAATTTAATAAAGA